CTCCGAAATGCATGAAGCAGGGGACTTACAACTAGCCATAGACAAAACCATCGACAACAGAAACGGGTAAATCACCCAAAAAAAAGATTGACTCTTCCCTCTGACTGCTATATACTAAGCAGACAAATTAAAATTAATAGGAGCAATCTATGGCGGCAAAATACTTTAACCCTGAACAGGTTAACAAACTCAAGCAATTAATCAACGAAGGCATGACAGTTATGCAAGAAGTTGAGACACTTAACGGTGGTCTAAGTGACACTGTAAAAGCAATCGCAGAAGAACTGGAGATCAAGCCTTCAATTCTAAAAAAAGCAATCAGAATCGCACATAAAAGCAAACTGACTGATACGAATGCTGACCATGAGCAACTAAACGACATTTTGGAGACAGTTGGTAGAACTATTTAATGGCTTATATTGACGCAATCCATGATAAAACTGCGGACAGAATCTGTGTTGTAGAGAGAACACCTGAAGGAAATAGGGAATTTAAAGAGTACCCTACAAACTATGTAATGTATTACGAAGACCCTAAGGGTAAACATCGTTCTATATATAACACTGCTGTCAGTAAGTTTTCTTCACGCAAACAGAGTGAATTCGAAAAAGAGAAAAGAATTCATTCTAATAAACGTTTGTTTGAAAGTGATGTGCCAATAGTCTTTAGATGCTTGAGTGAAAACTACTTAAAAGTAGATGCTCCGAAACTACACACTTGTTTCTTCGATATTGAAGTAGATTTTGATCCAGCAAAGGGATTCTCTCCTCCGAGTGATCCTTTCAATCCAGTAACTGCTGTTAGTCTATACTTAGACTGGCTCGATCAATTGGTCTGTTTAGCAGTTCCCCCTTCTCATATGACATATGAGACAGCACAGGATGCGATTAAAGACTTCCCAGATACTTTGTTGTTTAGAACAGAGAAAGAATTGTTTGATGTGTTCTTTCAATTGATTGAAGATGCTGATGTCATGTCAGGTTGGAACTCAGAGGGTTATGATATTCCTTATATGGTCAATCGTGTTACACGTGTGATGTCGAAAGATGACACTCGTAAGTTTTGTCTATTAGGTCAGTTTCCGAAGAAGCGAACATATGAACGATTCGGTAAAGAAGAAGAAACGTTTGACTTAGTAGGTCGTATTCACTTAGATTATCTCGCACTCTACAAGAAGTATAATTACGAATCTCGTCACAGTTACAAACTAGATGCGATTGGTGAAATGGAAGTTGGTGAGAAGAAGACTGAATACGAAGGCTCGTTAGATCAGTTGTACAACAAAGACTTTAAAACGTTTATTGAATACAACAGACAAGATACGATGCTACTCAAAAAACTAGATGACAAGTTACAGTTCATTGAACTTGCTAATCAGATGGCACATGAGAATACTGTATTGCTTCCGACTGTGATGGGTTCTGTGGCTATGATTGAAATGGCTATTATGAACGAATCACATGAACGTGGTGTTGTTGTGCCGAATAAGATTAGACAAAACATCAATACAGTCAGCGAAGGCACAGCGGCAGGTGCTTATGTTATGACTCCGAAGAAAGGGCTACATGACTGGATAGGCTCTATTGATATCAACTCGCTGTATCCTTCAGTGATACGAGCATTAAACATGGCGCCCGAAACGATTGTAGGTCAAGTGAGACACACATTGACTAATCAGTACATGGAAGAGAAAGGTTTACACTTAGCAAAGAAGAAGTCTCGTTACAAGAAAGGCGATGCATCAGTAGAAGGTCCTATCTTATGGGAAGGACTGTTCGGCTCACTTGAGTATACTGCGATTCAAAATCAGGAACGAGGCACAATGCTAACGATTGATTTTGAAGATGGGCGTTCAGAAGAAAAAAGTGCGGCAGAAGTATGGAAGTGGATCTATGATTCAAGTAATCCTTTTATTCTTAGTGCTAATGGTACAATCTTTAGATCAGATACAGAAGGTGTGATTCCTGGACTGTTATCTAAATGGTATTCTGATCGTAAGATTATGCAAGGTAAACTCAGAGAGGCTAAAACAAAAGAAGACATTGAGTATTGGGACAAACGACAGTTAGTTCGTAAGATTTTACTTAACTCAGCATATGGCGCACTTTTGAATGAACATTGTCGATTCTATGATAAACGTATAGGACAGTCTGTCACATTGACAGGACGAAGTGTTACTAAGCATATGTCAGCCTATGTTAACGAGATAATGACTGGGGTATATGATCATACAGGAGACTCAATGGTCTATGGTGATACTGACTCTTGTTATTTCTCTGCTTGGCCTATGTTAAAAGATGAACTGCCCGCAGACATGACACTAGAAGACAAGAAGCAAACGTTTATTGATTTATATGAAAGTATGTCTGATCAATGTAATGAATCATTTCCTGGCTTTATGGAGAGTGCGTTTCATTGTCCTCGTAGTAAAGGTGAGATTATCAAAGGTGGTAGAGAAGTCTGTGGTGACAGAGGCTTGTTTATTACTAAGAAAAGATATGCAATCAATATCTATGATAACGAAGGCAAACGTACTGATACTAATGGTGCGATGAAAGTTAAAGCAATGGGACTTGATCTTAAACGAGCAGATACTCCTAAGTATGTACAAGACTTCTTAATGGAAGTTTTAGAAATGACACTCTCAGGTAAAGAACGAGATGATATCATTGAAAAGATTAAAGAGTTTAAGCATGTATTAGGTGAGAAGGATTCATGGACAAAAGGATCTCCTAAAGGTGTAAACAAGTTAACTCATTATACTCAGTTAGAAAAGAAGTCGAAGACAGGGCGTCACAACATGCCTGGACACGTAAGGGCGGCTATGAACTGGAACACACTTAAACGTGTTCATGGTGACAACTACTCAATGGAGATCATGGATGGCTTTAAAGTCGTAGTATGTAAACTAAAGACTAATGCTCTTGGATACACAAGCATTGCTTATCCGACAGATCAACTCAGACTTCCTGAATGGTTCAGAGAACTGCCGTTCGATGATAATCTAATGGAGTCAACACTTGTTGATGAAAAGATCAGCAATCTACTAGGCGTTCTTAAATGGGATTTAAGAGCAAACACAGACACTAATTCAACATTTGATGAATTATTCAACTTCGGGTAAATCGAGTGACCAAATCACTTGCTTTACGCAAAAAAACCAGATATAATACACAATATATCTACCTAAATACTTTAAGAGGAAACACATGAAAGATAATTTATTGGACTTAATTGAATACACACACGGACTAGGAATCATTGATCTAGTTAAGATTAATGGTACTGCTACGTTAACAGAAATCAATGCTATTGCTGAAGACAAATCAGTTGTAGTCAGTGGTACTACGAAAACACCAGTTGCTGACTTCATAGGCACATTCGGTATGCCGAATCTAGGCAAACTCAAAACTATTCTAAGTTTTGATGACTATGATGCGAGTGCTACTATTGGCATGACACAGAAACAAGTTGATGGTGTTGATATTCCACAAGCGATTCACTTTGCTACTAAGAACAATGACTTTGTAAATGACTATCGTTTGATGTCAAAAGCATTGATTGAAGAGAAAGTCAGAAACGTGACATTTAAAGGTGCGGCTTGGGACGTTGAATTTGAGCCTACAATTGCAGGTATCTTACGTCTTAAGAAACAAGCACAAGCAAACTCTGAAGAATTGAACTTCACTACTAAAACAGAAGGCGGCGATCTTAAAATATTCTTTGGTGAACCTTCAACTCACTCAGGCAACTTTGTATTTCAGCCTAGTGTCACAGGAACATTGAGTAGAACATGGCAATGGCCTGTTAAAGTATTCTTGTCAATCATGGATCTTCCGGGTGACAAGACTGTGCGTATCTCTGATCAAGGGGCGGCAGAAATTACAGTAGACAGTGGTTATACAGTCTATCAGTATCTATTACCAGCACAAGCGAAGTAGGGTACCCTATGACAGAGCAAGTGAATCTTTCAGCAGAACATGATGATGATTGGGCGTTGTTCTTACCAGCAGTCAGTAGTTTTTTTATCTCTGGCTTAGGTAGGCAACGTAAAGGATTAGAATACTTTCCACAAGAACGTATCCCAGCCGGCTTCAACGGAGATGTTGAACGTCTTAACTTTCTAAATTCTAAAGAAGGATTATACACTTACAAATGGGGTCTGTATTCTGCGGGCCATGCCGACTTGGACATCACTAAAGACGTACCTGGTGAATCTATTATCCGAGAACGGGAAGAGGGCACATTCATGTTAGGAGACTCAGGTGGTTTTCAAATTATGAAAGGTCAGTGGCCCGCAGACTGGAAAGATCCTAACTGTCCTAAAGCAATGAAGCAACGTATAAGAGTTCTGAAATGGATGGACGAGTACATGGACTATGGAATGTGTTTAGATATACCTTCAATGATCTTAATGAGTCAGGACAATGTTGACAAACATGGTATTACTACTATCGAAGAGTGTAAAATTGCTACTCATATTAACAATGATTATTTCATTCATAATCGTACTGGTGCTTGTAAGTTCTTAAATGTATTACAAGGTCAAACTCATACACAATCAGATGAATGGTATGAAGAATTCAAAATGTATGCTGATCCTGCTGTTTACCCAGATAATCATTTCAATGGTTGGGCATTCG